CTATAAATCAATCCTGCAAACGTTTAGAAACAAAATAAACACACTGATACCATATTCTCTTAATAAGTTCAGATCAAACTTTTTGCCTCGAAGTGTAGCGATGTGAAAGGCTATGATTTCTATATTCTTTGATACTCCTATCTTTTTGCGAATATTATCCAGATGGTTATTTACAGTTTTAGGCGAAATAAATAATTTTTCGCCTATTTCTTTTTCCGTCATGCCATGCGACAGATACTCTATTATATCCTGTTCTCGTCGTGTAATTGGGTAATTTACCCTATTGTCCTCTTGTAGCATTATAGATAATTTTGTTGCATCTAAGATAATCAAAAAAATCTTGGTTTGCAACGCCTTAAGCATTAAGAGGGCAAATTAAATACATTAAAAATGGAAATGCAGGATTATGTAGCAATGCGTGAATTAGAACAGAATCACGGTAGTTGCTGGGCAAAGAGTTCCCCATTATGGGTAATTGCTGCTGTATTGGTAATTGGCTTCTTTGTCTATAACTGGACTAAGAGCTGTAATGAAAAGGTTGCTTTCGCGACTGGTCTGGCCAACCTTGACGGACGTATTAACTGTCTTACTCCGCAAGTTGGTAAACTTAACGATCAGATGTATGGTTCAGCACAAGCCTTTGCTGGTTTGACTGTCGGTCTGGACGAAACTCGTAGAGATTTCGGCAATCAGCTCGGACAGCTGAACAATACTGTTTTCTACAATCCGGTAAACAACGGATGGTATGGAACCGGTACTCAACGCAACGGATGTGGATGCGGATGCCCTAGCCGTGTATTTGCACAAACATCTACTTACGCACAGACAGGTACTCCACAGGTTACTGTAACTGAAAGTTCTGCTAACGATTGTTGCTAAAAATTGCGGTTTTGCCGCTTTTACAAACTGAGGGCGGCTATTTGTCGCCCTCTTATCTTTCTTAAGTTATGTCAGTCTTCACCTACAAAAAGAAAACAATAGAAACGAATTTTCGTAGCCGGGCAGAGGCATTCAACTCGATGCTGGCATATCTTATCGACGAAAAGAAAATAGATCCGATGCAGGCTGCTAAAGAAGCAAATCAGTTTGCAGAAATTTTTGCGGTCAACATGGGTTTGCCTACTAATATTGAACCTGAGCGTAAAGGTTACGATAAAGTAATGTATTACGTAAAGGAAACAGTTACCATGGTTAAGGAGAATCCGGAAATCGTAAACTATTTAATTCCGGCAGCAACTTTCATAGCCGGTTTGTTTACAGGCAAAAAAGCCGAACAGGTACAAGAGCCGGTAAATGAACATCCGGAAGTACAGGAACCTATAGACTTTGACAACGTAAAATAATATGCTAAGAAAATTATATATTGTGATAGACTGCGACGATGAAGAACAAGTGCAGACTATACAACAGGAATTGAATAACTTTTCAAACTCCCGCGTTCTCACCGGTAAAAAAATAATGTCTATGTTACCCTACTACAAGAGTCACCGGAACTCGCTTAACGAGCTTTTCAAGCTTGTATCTCAGGGTGGCGTTAAGGCAGTATTATCCATGAAGGGAGCACAACTCATGACTAAACTTTCTTCCAAATGATAGATGTAATTAACAAGGAATGTTGCGGAGATTGCACTAAGTGTACACTCATCAACGAAGTACCAGGGTTCGATTTTTACGGATGTGTATTAAACCAGATGTTTCAGAAAATGATTCGTATGGAAAACAGAATCAGTAATATCGAAAAACAAGAGAAACGTATAACTATTATTGATAACGATAAAAACTTGATAGAAAATGAAACAAGCAGTGAGAAATTGCCTGAACAAAAAGGGGAAAAATGAGTTCTGGAACAACGATTACTACCAGACTTATAAGATGCATCATGGAATGCACTTCAGCAATAGACTTGCTGAATACGCCAGCTCAAAAATGATTAATGCCAACAACACGCACCACATGTGGACCTGCAAGGATGTCGAAGAAGCATTTAGCGCGTTGGGATTTAAACTCCCGGAAAAATATACATGGGGAGATGCTACTTATGCAGCCAACATGATCTACTCCGATTATGCCCAGTTGCTTAAGATTGATACTGATGCCGTAAAGATGGCGTATGCTCTTCTTACTGATCCGGACGGCTACGAAGGCATGATATTCAACCGCTATACAGCAGATATCATGGAAAAAGGAGAATGTATTTCGTGGAAAGACTTGATTTGAATTGTCTTAATCCTTATTTTTATGGATAAAAAACAATAGTTTGAACGACATGCATGTAAAGATATGCTGATGATATATCGTCACTGTGAGATATACAGCCCGTTTTTTAAGCTGTATTAATATAAATGCTAATTTTAAAATTTTAAAAAATGATACTTGATAATGGAGTAAAACTAACAGACGAAGCTATTGATATGCTGCGTACCATGCAGGAAGACAATAACAGTACAATAGAATCACTTATAGAAGGTGTTGAAAATATTGAAGAAATGGTTGCTAATCCGGAATCAGATCCAAACAGTGACGAACGTATTCTTATGATACAGCAGCTTCATGGAGTTAGAAAATTATTAAGACAACTTAAAGTTATACCTGGTTATGCATACGAATAATTCCGATAAAAAAAACGATTACATCGTATCTCTTATGTCAGTATATGCTCCGGCTCTTTCAGAGTGCGAAGCAACACATTGGTTTACCACGCACGAAGTGTTCGAAGCAATTCGTAATATTGATCCGGCTACATCCGTAACCGAGTCAGACGTATACCAGATACTTCACGATGCCGGTTTCCGTTATCAGCCTCGCCCAGGCAGTGTAGGCTGTGAGTTCCGGTGGATGATGAAACAGAAATAATTTCGTTTTTTTCAATAAATTGGACTTATAAGGAAGACATGCAGTGATGCACGTCTTCTTTTTTTTATGCTGTAAAACATTAAGTTTGCAAACAAAAATGCTTGCAATTATTTTGCAGATAAAAGTATTTGCAGTATATTTGCATTGTCAAACAATAAGTAATAAGTCAAACATTAAAAAAGAACAATTATGAAAATAGAAAACTTAAATCAGATTGCTGAATTTTTTGTTAACCTTTATAGTGATGAACTTGAAGAAATGTCATCTGACGCTATCTATGAATGGTGGTCTATGAACTGGTCTAACTGGGTTGAAGAAACTAATATAGAAGTATATAATGAAGTTGAAAAAGCTATATGGCTAAAAATAAATGAGAGATAAATACTGATTATATTATACACATTTAAATTATAGAATTATGAACGCATATAATATTTTTGATGAAAATCATTATGATACTATCCTTTATCACGCAGTTGCTAAAGACGAAGATCAGGTTAAAGAACTTGCAAACGAAAAAGGTATAGACCTGGAAGGATTGGTAATCGAATTGGAAAGAAAGAATGTAAAAGATCAATTAGGAAGGGACATCAATCCCTATATAGAAGATGCATTAGTTTATTAATAAAGTAAGAATTTACATTAAATATGGCAACAAAGAATGTAACTCTCCGCTTGCCGGAAGAAATGGTTGAGTATTTGACTCGAAATAACGACAGCATTAATCAGGCTGTTATAAATGAAATAAATGCAATAAAGCGTATCAGAACAGTTGCAATGGGAGAGTTAAAAGGATTGTTTACTCCCCAAGAATGGATATTCTTAGCTGATGCTTTTAACGTCACATTGATCGACGATGTTTTTTGCGCAAACAAAGGAGCATTTATCGCAGCATGTGAAGATGCAGAAAAGTATGAAAGTAAAGCTACGTTACACGGAGTTAACCTTACGGAATTTATTGCAAAAGTTAATACATTGCACGGAGCAAATATCGAAGCAATATATAGCAGAATAAAACATTACTTAGAACATTATACCGATTCGGAAACACAAGGATGGGAGAAATTTTAAATTAAAAGGCAGGGGATAATCCTCTGCCTTTCTTGTGTCAAAGAATCTTATAAGCAACAAGCCTAAAAGAACGTTGCAAATATAATATTTATATTCTTATACTGTTTTTTTAGTTTTATAATATAACCTTTGTTTAGTCTAAAAATTATATTCATCTTTGCATAAATTAAAAAAAATAGCTATGAGAAATTTTATTACATGTTTATTTTTAACTATTGCATTATTTTGCAAAGCTCAGGAGCAACCATTTAAAATGGGATGGCATGGTGCTTATGATCAAAATCCAGTTGTTCGTGTAAACAAGCAAACTACAGAAGGATTAAGATTTGTTTCAGGCAGTAGATTTATGGCTACTGCAAAAAACTCTTCTATTAAGGATTTACCTTTTACATGTACCATTGGACTTACTGTTTCTTTATCTCCACAAGGTGATAAATTTTACACTTTAGATTTAGCGGTTATTTCTGCCAAATTATCTTATCTGAAAGTTTTAAAAGATTCTCCCCTGCTTATTAAACTGAACAATGATCAAGTTATTAAGCTATATGCTAATAATGATTATGAAGATAACTTGGGAGAAAGTTCTGTTTACATGAGCACTGTAGTAACAACCTATACTATTGTTCCATCTTACGGAATAGATGCTGAAGATATAGATCTATTTAAAGATGGAATTAAAAAGATTAGATTTGAATTAAACGCTGAAATTTGTGATGTTGAATTTAACAAATACAAAAAAGATGAACTTGGCAACTTTCTTTATCTTGAAAAAGATGTTATTACAAAAGCCTTAAATGAACAAAAAGATTTTGAAGAAGGATTTTGATAGAATTTAAAATACTTTTTCTTTGTCAATTCAAAATAAATGCTCATATTTGCAGTGCTTACCATTTGAAACAGGCGAGAAGGCTCGCCAAATACTTTGCTGCGGGCATTTTTTATGTCTAAAGCACTGCATATATCTTATAGTTCCGTCCCGTGTGGAGTGTTAATGCACCCACAGCCTGTTTCAGGTGGTAAGCAACGGGGAGCGGAACTTTTCTTGTTTTCTCCCCGTAATTAACTAACATATTGTTTCATTTTAAATGCTTACCAAAAATGAAAAATCAAATTGCATTGCCTGTAAGTCAGGCAAGAGAAAGCCGTATTACTTTATGGCTGGAAAGCGAGAACAGTATTATTACCTCTATTATGGAGGAATCCGTATCAAACCGCCAGACACTTCTGCTGTCAAACGCTATGCTGGCTTTTTCCGTTATGGCATGTTCTGTATTCCTACACTGGGCAGCTGCCTTAATCTGCCTTATATGGTTTATTCTTTCACTTATCATGTGCCGGAAAGGAGGTTTGCGATGAAAATACAGGGAGCTAAAATAACAGACCGTGCGATAGGACTTATACGCACATTGCAGGAAAGCGACAACAGTACGATAGAAGCTCTTCAGGAATCTATCTACGATATCGAGGAACTTGTTTTAAATCCGGAAGCAGATGCTTCTTTTGGCGACAGGCTGGTCATGATGCAGACATTACGGGAGTTCCGTCGCCTTCTCGACGAATTAAGAGTCAGACCGAATTATAAATACTGATTGTAACAGAGAGCAAACTTCAGGCTGAAACCTGTCCTTTGCTCTCTTTTTTTATCTCTATATCTTAGCTTGAAAAAGAAAAGCTATGATTACAGACCAGATGATTAAGACACAGTTTATCAGCAGTGTTGTATCGGCAGGAATCAAGAAAATACAGACCATACAGCAAGATATTATCCGTAAAAATCTGAATGTGATATCAGGCGATTTGCTTGCTTCTGTAAAAAAAATTCCGCTGGAAATGCAAGATGCAAACAAGCAGACATTCTATATGACTGTCTTGCCTTATATGCGTTTTCTTGATATCTATTTCCGGCAGGATATGGGGCTTCGCCGAAACCTGGCATTATATAACCGCACCGTTTGGGGAGTTCTTTACGGCGAAACACAGCATATATTACGATATGGTCTGTCTGAAGATATCAGAAAGTACATTACCGCCCAGCTACAGCAGGGAAAAGATGTTGACTTAAGCAATCAGTATTCATCAATAGAAGGTTACGATTTATGGCAAAACGATTAAACGAGGACGAGATAAAGTGGATTCTTTCTGTTGAATCCGGTCAGGCACAGCAGGAAATATACAAGCTTACCAGGGCAAACAGAGAGCTGAACCGTACCAACCAGGAACGGCGTAATGTAATGCGCTCGCTCGAAGCACAAGGCAAAAAGGATACGGAATATTACCGTAACCTGGAAAAGGAAATTAAGTCTACCAACGACGTCATAAAAAAGAACTCTACTTTAGTTGGCGAACTGGAAAAGAAACTCGATGTAACAGGTCTTACCATGGTACAGCTTCGGAAAAAGGCTAAAGACTTGCGTGCGCAGCTCGACAATACTGCTCAGGCTGCCAATCCGGAAGAATATGCAAAGCTGGAAGCCGAACTGACCAAAGTAAATAGCCGTATGCGTGACCTGAATAATACAGGAGCTTATGCGAAAACTGAAATAACCGGTTTTGAAAAAGCTATGAGCATGGCTAAGACCGCGGCAAAAGGATTTATTGCCGTGCAGCTTGTTTCTTATCTCAAAAATATAGGAACAAATGCCTACAACACCCGCAAGGAGTTTGCCCGCTATGAAGCGACTCTTAAGAATGTTACCGGCTCCGGCAAAGAAGCCAGCCAGATAATGCGTACATTACAGAATCTTGCCGCCGACACCCCTGCCAGTGTAGCAGAATGGACGGAAGCATACATTAAGCTGGTAAATCGTGGAATAAAGCCTACTACATCCGAACTGACGGCATTAGGCGACATCGCTACCAGTCAGGGCAAAAGCCTTGATCAGTTCGTAGAAGCGTTTCTTGATGCCTTGACGGGAGAAAACGAACGTTTGAAAGAATTTGGTATCACGGCCCAAAAGAACGGAGAAACTACCGCTTTCACGTTTAAGGGAATCACTACTGAGGTCGAAAACAACGATCAGGCCATTAAAAACTACATCATTTCACTGGGACAGCTACAGGGCGTGCAGGGAAGCATGGCTACACAGATGAACGAGCTTGCCGGACTTGAATCCAATCTGGGCGATCAGATGGATAGCATCTACAATAAGATCGGTAAAAAGCTGGAGCCTATGATTAAGTCTTTCATGGGAACGCTGGGTAATTTGATGGGTACTCTTTCTTCTGCTCTCGATAGTGCTAATGACAGATACGAACAGCAGAAAGAAAAGGTTGTTACGCTTTATTCGGAATACTCTCCCCTGCTCGACCGTTACGACCAGCTGAAGGCTAAAACCAATCTGTCTAATACTGAACAACAGGAATTAAATTCTATCATAAACAAAATTACTAATGCTATACCTGGAGTAGTTACAGAAGTCGGAAAGTATGGAGAAGCATTAGGTATATCTTCCGAAAAAGCCAGAGAGTTCATCGAAAATCAGAAAACCTTATTAAAGTACATGAACCGTGATGCTATCTCCGAGGAAGAAAAGAAGCTGTCCGAATATAAAAAGAAATATGAAAATGCCAGACAAGCGCAACAAGCCGGAGGCGTATATGTTACTTCATCGGCAAGCATTACCGGATATTCTACTTCTTTTTTTGATAATTCTCCTCAAACTTTAAAAAGAATAGACGAAGATGTAAAAAAATATGGTGATCTGATAAAAGGTTCAGAAGCTCTTCTTGAAGAACTCCGTGGTGACAGCCTGCAAAAAGCATTAGATAACAACAACGCAAGAATTAAAATGCAGGATGAATTTAACAAGATGAACAAGCAGCAGCTTGATGCCTGGATTAATGATGAAAAAAATGCTCGATCTGAATACTTGGAAATCGCTCAGCAGATATATAACAGCCGTTTCTCCGGTACTACATCCGGCGGATCCGAAAGCGACACGCAAAAAAAAGTAAAGGAGCAGCTCGAACTTCAGACACAGCAATATCAGCAACAGCAGTTGGAACTGAAGAAAATTTATCTGGCAGGTAACGATGAAAAGCTTCAGACAGAATCTCAGTTTAATCGTGCCATGGAAGAACTTACTTTGCAGGATTTGAATAAACGTTTGCAAATTATAGGTCTTGAAGCCGATCAGCGGCAGCAGATAGAGGATAAGATTCTCGATATCCGTATAAAAGCCATGGAAGACTTTTATGTCAAGAAGTCTGAAATAGAACAGCTGCAAGAAGAAGAACGCCAGCAAAAGAATCAGCAGGCCATGGAAGATAACGACAAGTGGATGAAGCAGCAAATGACCAACCTGCAAGCTACACACGAGGAAAGAACCAAAATTATACAGGAAAGTCTGCAAAAACAAGTTGATTCATATAAAGATTATGGTACACAGATCGGTACATCTTTAGGGCAAGTCTTGTCAGGGCAGGAAAACATGCTTGCTGCTTTCGGAAACACCATGGTAGATATATTGTTTAACGTTCTTGAACAGATTATTAATCAAAAAATTGCAGAAGCTACCGCTGTAGCTGTAGCCGAAGAAGCTAAAGCCGCTGCAATATCAGCCGCACAGCCTGATTCTGTTGTTACTTTTGGTGCAACAGCCGGTGCTCGTACAGCTATTATCAGTGGTCTTATCATGGCTGCTCTTGCTACCGCTAAAACAGCTTTAAAAGGTCTGCTTACCAAAGACAGTAAACAGGCTGTCACCACATCTTCCGAAGGAACAACATATTACACTCGTGTTCCTGGTAAAGAGTCTGGAGGATATATTAATGTTACACGTTCTCAGGACGGAAAACAGTTTAATGCCGAATATTCTCCTTCACGGCGCGGATTTATCGACCGTCCTACCGTTATTGTCGGTGAAGGACCTGCAGGTATGTCGCGCGAATGGGTAGCCAGCAATGCAGCAGTAATGAATCCTACAGTATCTCCTATTCTGAATGTTATAGATAAGGCTCAGCAGGCAGGAACCATACGTTCTCTTAATCTTAACCGTTACATTCAGGCTCGTATGCTAGGACGTGAATCCGGTGGTTCTGTCGGCACTACTGCATCTTCTGTTCCTGCTGTTGTGCCTGATTACGGACTTACTAAGACAGTAGGAGAACTTAATTATATTTTGCGAGGCATAAAAGAAAAAGGTATACCGGCATATACTCTCTTGTCGGATCTGAATCGTGCTCAGGAATTGCAGAATAAATCTCGAAAAATCGGCTCAAAATGAAAATAACACATATCCCTTCGGGTAAGCCTTACCAGCTGGCTCCCGATACACAGCTTACGGTAGAACGTACCAATCCTTTTTTTAACGACTACGGAGAACAGACTATACCGGTCAGTTTGCCGGATAGCGAGTATAACCGTTCACTTCTCGATTATCCAGGAAGTATACAGCGTAAAGAAAAGGTAGCGATGATAGATGCTTCTATACAGGATGGAGAATACTATAATGTCTGCCGGCAAGCTATATTAAGTATTTCACCCAAAGAAGGAATAGAAACTTCTTTTTACATCAATGACGGAAGTTTTTATTCTCGTCTGGACGAAACTTATCTTACCGATATTTTTTCGGGTGAAACTGTAGAAAATGTTTCTACGCTAGAAGAAGGTATTTCTTTCATGAAAAAGCTGTTTGAAACAGGTGGCAATAACATGTTTTCTGCCTTTCAGGTAAAAATAGTTTCCGACTCGGCAAAAGAATCGCGATACTTAAATGGAAACGATTTCAGGACTGGTGAATTTTACAACGAAAAAGATACTTATGAAGTTGTTTCCGGAAAAAACATTCATGTTCCAAAAGGTTTTTACCTGACTCCGTTCCTGAAAGTAAACTATGTTCTTGACAGAGTCTTTTCCCATTTTGGATATAAGCTTAAAGAGAATTTTTTTACACGAACCGCGCCTTTTCCTGACATGGTGCTTATTAATAATATTGCAGATGCTTTAGTCACTGGAGTTATACATATAGACCAGCTTGTACCTAAGATTACTTGCAGCAGCTTTCTTGATGTTATCCGTAAAAAGTTTCATGCTGAATTTGTTGTAGATGAAATCAATAAAACCGCAGACATTATTCTTTTTAACGATTTGGCTAACAGCAAACCTACTGTCTTTCTTTCCGATTCATTGGTAGATAGTATTTCTGTTAAGATACCGGAATCTTATAAATGCCTGACACTTGAATCAGAAACAGTATTAGATTCGGAAAATTCAATAGATTCAATACCTTTGATGGTATCTAAATATCCTACCGCACAATTTGATCCTAAAACAGGAAAGTTCTACCGAACGGGCTTTGCACTGTCAAACAATCATATTCTTATGGAATACGAAGAAATATTGGCCGGACACGGGCAAAAGTATTATGAAAACGGTACACTGGAAACTGAAGAAGTAAAAATACCCGAATGTATTCCAGGACTGGATATGTATATTGGAGATGTGCAGTTTTTAAACTCTTCGCTAATGGTTGAAGGTGCTTCGGCCGAAAATACCGATACTACTTCAGAAACAACAGATGATGTAACAATGTATACAATGCTGGCATTTGCTTATAAAGCTCCAGATTGGAAAGTCATAGAAGGAAGTGTAACCGGATATATTTCAAATTATATTCCATTTGAAGGGCTTTTACAAGTTGATTTTTCTGAATATGCCTTAATTTACAACGGCGAAAAAGGAATATTTGAGAAGTTTTATCGTTCATACGATAACTTGCTACGTAATTCATTGCATGAAGTATCTGCTAATTTTTTGCTGACAGCCAAACAAAAACAGGATATATCAGCAAATTCAGTGGTTGAGATTAATGGAGCCAAAATGATCTTTAATAAGCTATCCTATACTTTAGGAGATAAAAACAAGATATCCGAGTCGGAACTTTATACGTTAAATATATATGAGCCGGCTTCGTATGCTAAGCACTTGAATGAAATGCTTAACGACATATCTTCTAATTACAGGTGGGTTCCTAAAACGCAGACTACAGAAATATCAGAAGAAGAATATAATAATTCTCCATATAAAGATGTTGTTATAGCTCCTTTCTTTCCTGATGTGCCTAAACAAGAATATTTAGGGAAAAAATATTTTGAACGATATGAAGCATACAGCGGTTCCAGTCCTCAGGGAGTGCCTAAATGGTTCTTTAATCATGTATGGCTGGAAGTAGAAGCCGTGTAACGTGTCCTTTCTGCACCGGTTTCTGTTGTCTAACTTAGCGTAGAATAAAAAAATACGTTATGACTTTTATACAGAAACCGGACAATCTTTGTCTTTCCCGCAATATCCCCAAAGTTATTGTTTCGTCGGAAGACGTTTTTTCTTTTGAGCTGAAAAAAGGAGAAGATGTCCTATTCTCTGCATCGTATACCCCCGACAAAAACAATCGGGCTGAAATTGATATCAGAGAAATTGTGCATACTTCTCTGTCATTCACTCTGAAAGAACAGACTACATCTTATGTACAGAGTAACCTGGTTGCCGATTTTACCATATCGCTTAATTCTGGCGAACTGACTGCATCGTTCCGGGCTATACGCGCTGGCGTAGACCGAAGCTCTGTAGATGCTGCAATCTTTTTAAAAGCCAATTTTCTGACCTGGCAGCCTCAGGTTAAAAAGGTTACATATTCCACTCCAGAATATCTTACTTTTTATGCTGTATCCGATTGCGTAGTACGTCTGAAAGCTTATTTCAACGAAGGTGAAGAAACAACCTCAGAAGAAACAGAACTCTATAATGCCAGTGCAGGAAGTGCTTATACGCTCCAAATGGAATATGCAGTTATAGCCGCAAAATTTGATTCCCGATTTCCTTCATTCTACGATGTATGGGTAGAAGATACAGTAGGTGCACGTCTTACTTATGTGCAGCGTTACGTGGCAAGTGATATCTTGTCAGAACGCGAGCACTGGATCCTGTTCGAAAACTCATTGGGAGGTATAGACACCATACGCGCATACGGACAGTGTGATTTTACCGCCGATCATACGCATAACATTGCTGTTATCGATGAAGTATCTACAGAATATTCAGTAGACACGGAACGGATCTTTGAAAAGTCAACCGGATATTTAACTCCTCAGGAAAGAACCTGGCTGCTCGATTTCTTGCCGTCGGCACAGAAGTATATTTTTGCCGGAAATGCTTTGCGCCCTATTGTCGTGACAGAAGACAATACTGCATATACCGAAGAAGATCTTCCTTCAGAATATACATTCTCGTATAAGTACGCAGATGCAACTCCCCTGCTGAATATTACTCGTGCTGAAGAATTACCGGAAATTTTAGACATTAAAGTTCCCGATCTTGGTTCTTTTTCTATACCCCCTCGGCTGATTGAATTTCCTTCTCTTAATCTTTCCGAGGGGGCACTATTCCCGGTTCAGCATCCTTTTTCTGAAAACTGGGCTGTAACTACTGCCGGTGAGTTGTATAATTACATTCTCTCTCGCATAGCCGCAAACCCCGAAAGCGGAACAGGCGGTACAGGACATACGCATGCTAACTATAGCCTGCTGTCGGCTTTGTCACTTTTTCAAAAATACTTGCTTGTAAACGGCGAAAAAATAAATGCCGGAACGGCAGATCTGGCTAATGAGCTTTCGGAAGAATTACATGCTAGATTACTTCACAAAGACAAAGAAGACGGCACTAACTTCTTATTAAAGTTTGGCGAGTTTATTGACAGCATGATTGCCGGCAAGGGTGCTGGTATATTCCCCGACGGTCGTGGACAATTCTCAAGGCTGGAGGTACGTGATGCACTTGTTGTAATGCGGCTTATCATAAATGAGATTCAGGCGATGGCAGGTGATTTCTCTTTCAGCGATGCAGGATGTATCGAAAAGGTGGAAGACCTGGGAGACGACACTTACAAATTGTGGATGGAGAAGCGTACAGAATATGATGTGACAAATTTTACTGAAAACGACATAATGTATTCCATCATCAATAATCTGCTGACTGGAGGCACGGATTATTACACAAGCTGGTTCCGCTGTCTGACAAAGAACGTCAACGACAACACGCTAACGGTAGTGCTCTATCCTGATTCAGAAGTGCCTGGAGGGAAAAACTATCCTCCGGTGGCCGGATACAACGTCACTCGACGTGGTAACTCTGTATTGCCAGACGAAGGAGAAGTGAACGAGCGTGCGCAGAGCTGGCTGCTCTCCAGCCGAGAAGGGCGCATCATGTTCCTCGCCAATGTCTACAAGCCTATATTGGAAGATTACAACTACGCCATCAGTATCGGTAAATTCCCTAATATTAAAGCTTTGGATAATCTTCCGGTCACTACAGAAGACGTGGGTGTGATGGCCAAGACTATCGTCTGCGAACGGCTATATCAATATGATTATAACGGTGATGTCATATCTAACAAGGTGGACCGCGGCGAATGGTCGCTCACAGTGGCGCAGTCAGAGCAGCCTTATCGCTTTATTCAACACGATAGACTTTATCCGGACGGACAGCACACGTTTACGGAACTGGAGCAGCACACCGTCTATCATTACGGATGCAAGTGGGGTTGCTTGGTAGACAAGACGGAAGATGAACCTGTATGGAACTCCCCCTCGTGGTCTTTACTTGAAGGCGACAAGAATTATCATCTTGACTTCGAAAGTTCGAATGGATGGCAGTTCTTCATTCAGCAGGTCAATACAGACATTACAGCAGTAGTAAGTTATGGTAACAGAAATATAACTAACGTTCTCATGGCTACAGATGGAGTGGAGGTAGAATGGCTTCGTGACACAGGAAACATACCATCAGATAACAGTTGGAAACCTACATACGTTGACGGTCAGAAGCATGTCATACATCTATCCGTAGCCGATATGGGTAGTGGTTGGGGAAGTGAGTATCGGAAGATAAATTTCATCTGTAGGATATTTATACCTGTAGGAGAAAATTTTGAAACAGTGGAAAACAAAATTAACATCAAAATATAGATTATGAAAGAAGTCTTTGTAAGGTATTCGATTCATGAATGTATTGGGAAAGTGGCTAATGGAACTTTATCCAGAGAAATGCATATTTCCGATATAATTGATATAGAAGAAGATAAAGTAGACGATTTGCAATACATTAAAGATAAGCTATCAGAAATGTATGGTTTTTTTACATATCAGATAGAAATTAAATATATAAAATCATGGCAATAAATACGAATGTAAAGGACATATCAGTACATGTAGACCCGATTTCCTTCATTGCAGACATTGAGATACTGAGCGGAAATACCGCACAGACCTATAACCAGGACACTAAGGAATATGAGCCGGACCGTTCGCTTGTCCCCTGCGTGCTGATGCCTTACGTGCAGGTGTCCGACCCTGAGGGGGTGATGAACGGTAACAGGACGATTACGGGTGTGGAATGGTACGAAGGATCTCCGAAAGCGGACGGTAGCAACCGTATATCGAACAACGACAATTATGTCATATCCGACACCGGACTTCCGACCTATTCTTTGAAGGTGAAGAAAAATGTAGAGCCAAATACTCCGATGGATATCTTTGCCATCTTCACGATTACGGATACCCGTAGGAATACGGAAGTTAAAGTGGAACGCAGCGTATCTCTATATACGGCTCTGTATGATACAAAGGTTCTTAACATGCGGTTGATGGACCAGCCCCAGGGATGGTTTATCGACCCGACAAGGGAGAAAGCAGACTCATCCGGAAGATGGATGCACACTATCACAGCACAGCTTTTTTCAGGAAAGGAAGAAGTTCCTGATGCTAATGCGGCTTACTGGTGGGAAATAAATACCGACAATTCTACATGGAGGCAGATTACACAGGACGAACTGGACATCTTCATTTCAGGCAAGGATAGCAGCGGGAACTGGACAAAATCGCTCACGTTCGATGCACGTTTTGTGCGTACGGCTGCATTCCGTTGCCGTGCGGCATATTATACAGGAACACGCCCTTCCGCTCCGGAGCTGGAGAACCTGCAGGTGACATCTACTGTTAAGGTTGAAATGCCGAAGACGTTGAGAGCAAGCATACGGCAACTTTCAGGAGCAAAGATTAATGCTTCGATGAGCACGACTGTCAGGTTTGAATGTGTTCTGACTGACAACAAGCAGGTGATAACCTACAATGACAAGCTGTTTTCTATTGTCTGGAAAGCAAAATCCGGAAAAGCGGGCGTGTCTGACAAGACAATCGGTAAAGGTAATACCATCAGCTTTACGCCTTCATCCTTGGGATTCGATAAGGCATATTCCATGGCCGTGTATGCAGAGGTAAAGATGTATGCGGTCACGGCGTTGGTAACCAGCGGGGGTAAAGTAATGATTAATAACAACAAGGCTGTCATAGCCACAAAATTTGAATAATATGGGATATCTACTTGTTAAACCTGAAGTGCTTGAATCAAAAGGAATCAAGTATTTCGAACGTATGCCGGACGGTAGGGCAATTGCCGATTTCTCCATGTTGCGGGTAATAGGTAGCGTAGGAGATGTACAGATAGTATCTTCTGCTGAGGAACTGAAGAAGATGATTGAGGATCAGAAGGCCTGCGGACTGTATGAAACTGTCGATACAGAATCCGGTACACAAGAAACGGATGGAGATAATGATGTAGTTGTGCCTGATATGGAGGAAGGAGGTGAATAATGAATCTGGAAGGTGGATTTACACTAATTGGACTGATGGATGGTACAACTATAAACGGATTCATCCGCGTAGAAGGAACCCCTCTTGTACAACGGTACAACAAGGGGACCAGTCAGTTTATCCCTGATTTTGAAGGACTGGCCGACAACATGAAGCCGACTTTGGTAACCATTCTTCGTGATGTGGCAACTGGAGAAATCATGATTCCTCATGAAATCACGTATAAGTACAACGGGGTAACACTAACTTTCGGCTCTGACGGACTTTCTACGAACGGCGGAATGACTGGATATTTCAAAAAAATAGACAATTATTCGGCGACAATCGGCTCCCAGTCTTACCAGTTGACTGCATTGCGGGTAATGAAGAACCTTGTTCCTATATCCGGATACGACAACGACCGTATCAGTGTATCTGGTACGATAGAAGTAGGCGGACAGAACATTTCATTCAATGAGCTGTCGAAGAATGTGGTTATACAGGAAATGACAGGCAATGCCTATGATGTGATCATATCGGATGACAAGGGCGGTGCCCTGACAGAGGCCGGTGAGTCACTGACATGTACTGCTACACTCTACAAGGACGGTGTGGAAGTTACGGATTATTCCGGTTTTACTTACCAATGGGTGAAACTTCTCGGTACCGGTGACTCGGACTGGGGTACTTCACGTACACAGAAAGTCACTGCGGGTGACATTGATAACATATTGAAACTTCGTTGTGACATTAAGTCAGGAGGCAGTGTGATAGCCTCCGGCTTCACGCAGATAACCGACTATTCCGACCCGTACTATGTAGATTTCAATATAACGGGGATTACGGGTAATACAATTCGTTCTGGGGAGACGGCTGTAGTGAAACCCGTAGCGCGGAAACGTTCAGACGGCACAGACGGAGGCATATCAAACTGGGACTGGAACATAAGGAATAATGCCGGAAATGCATTTATTCTTTCTGACAAAGAATCCGAAACATTTAATGCTGCTACAGTAAGTATAAGCTATGCGGACATTAAGCGTGCAGGAATGGGTATTAGTGGAAGTATTAGTGCAATAATTGAATAAAGGAGGTTATATGATAGCGACAGGTGCTTTCTCTTTGATAGGGGTGCAAGATGCTGTAATCAATGAGTCAATTTATATAAGAACAGCGCAAAATGTAAAGCCTGAGACTCCCATTTCTGATTCAGGTAAAATACCTGAAGGATGGAGTGCTACAATGCTTGATGTATCAGCATCATTTCCTTATTTGTGGGAAAGTCAAAGGGCAAGAACAGAAATGTATTCGTCGAATGACATTTCTAATGCTGTTTTGGTGTATGCAGGTTATAGAATTAGCAATACGGGAAATAAAATTTCGGATGCGAATTACAAGTATAGCGATAACATAAAACTCTCTAAAGGTCAGGTTATAGAGGTAAATACAGCGGGAAGCTCTGTATCGGTTATTTCATTGTCTAATGGAAGCACGGCGAGTTTTACCCCTGTTAAAACTTTAAATAGCACCGTTCCACAAGTGTCTACCTACACAGCGGATGAAGATTGCAATGTCGTAGTTTGTGTTAAGACTACTTCTGCATACAGTGTTAAGATATACACTGCAAGTTACGGTGCATGGTCTACTCCAACCTTAAAAAACAGCTGGGGTAAACAAGGTGCAAAACTGCGAATGAGAACATGGGCAGAGGGTGTGGAGTATTTGCAAGGAGCAGATGGAGAAGAGTTTTATGATGTTGTTGTATATAATAATAAATTATATCTATGCACCAAAACTCATACCTCTGACTCTAACAACAACCCTTCATCTTCTATATCAGGATATTTGGGTTTTTGGGAATCTGCTCAAGAATGGACTTTTATCGCAACAAAGTTACTATTAGCTGAGAAGATTAACGCAGAACAGATTAATGCAGATGGAATTAAAGCTAAAAATGTAGATATCGAAGGAAAGATTACTGCAACTTCTGGAATTCTTGGAGGATTTACAGTCACTCAATCAGCAATAGGCTCTACCGATGTTGGTGATAGTTTATTACTTATGAGAAATGGTATATCATTTAACAATAAAAAAAAGACGGCTGGGATTGGTGATACCTTACCTGGATCTACAGGAATTGTATCCAAAGTTGCTGGTATATTTACGACAACTTTAGATAAATACGACTTACATTCAGAAGGTATTGGGACATTAATTGTACAATCTAAGGGAGGTGTATCACATACTGCGTTAAGTATAGTAACTGAAGGACGTGATAATGATACAGCGATTGATTTTCGTGGTAAAATTAACACTCATGGTAGTGAGTTAGGCGGATCTTTTGGTGATTACGGCCTGACTACAGCAGTTGGATTTCAGCATGTATGGGACCCCTCGGCTGGTAGATTTAGACTGGGAGATTTGTGTTTTGTAAATGGAATATTAACCGGTGTCAGATGGCACGATAATTAATAAAAATTTTAAATTAGGAAGATTATGGAAACAATAGATTTTAATGAAGTAATAAGAGATAATATTGAGGTTGTGGGAGGACTGTTACCGGTAGCAGCTTCAGGAGTAAAAGGTTTGATGCCTGCAAAAATAGCTCCATTCCTTTTAAATATTGATGCTGCAAATAAATATATTGAAATATCATTATCTACAGTTTATAACGCTGAAATTTATAATATTACTATATATAGAAGTGGATATGTATGTTTATATCAATGTGCTATAATGCCTTACAATCCAAACGATTCTAAAGTTAAATATATTGGTGTAAGTGTCCCATATAGTAAATTCTATGTAGACAAAGAAAATGCTAAAATATATATTGATTTTAGTAGTATGTCAACGGGGTCTGTTTGCATATCTCCTATAGGGATAAATAACGGTATCAAATCAGTACAATTAAAGTCATCTATAAACATAAATGAAGCAATAGAAATAACCCCTACATCAGGCAATTAAATTAAATAGACATCATTTATTTTGTAGCTATCTGAATCCAGCTACTATTTCTATCTTTACGTGCGAATATATTAAAATATTGTGATGTCACTTCTGTTATAATCTGTGTTTTACTGCCACCCCCATTATGCAATACGACCAATGTACCCCAACTTTGAGTAAATGGAACATTAACATAAGTACCATTTAGCTTGTATATACCATGTCCATCAATAGTATTCAAATCTGTGCCAGATGGAAGTTCACCTTTGTATTGGTATGGTATTAAAAGTTCTCTATAATTCGTACATCATCATCGCTTAGTGCTTTCATCTTATAAGTTGATTTAAAATCTTTTGGATCATGATAAAACGCTAAAGAATCAGCCGGAACTTTGTTCCCGTATAATTTACGTGCGATGTTATAATATGCCTTAACAACGTGCATTTCTTTGCAGACTGTAGAATACTTTAGTTTTCCTGATTCCATTAGAAAATTCATAAATCCACGAAAGAACTCCTCTGTCAATGCTGTTACAGGACATGTATCTCTGTATCTTTTCAATGTCCTAAGTACATTTGCGTGAATTTCTATAGTTCGAGGCTTCAATCCTCTTTCGTACATAGCCTTTTCCCACATAGAATACCAATCAGCCGATGTTCCACGCCTGGAATAAATGTCGTGCAATTTAGTTAGAGTCATTTCGCCTGCATAAGTCAGTTCAATTTCCTCTAAGCTATAAACAAGTTTCCTGATTAATAGGTTAAGATTAGCAGAATTTGGACTTTTAGAAATAAGCCCGTAATCTTCGTTCCATTCGTCATTAAAGACTCTTACGTCAGTGTCAAGTTCAATACTTGATCCATACTGGGAACACTTCACAAAAATAGCGAGCATTCCGCTGTGAGCACGATGTGCCACAACTTCAAATCTGATTTTGTTCATATATTAAGTTATTAAATGCAGTCTTAATATACGAAAAAAAAGATATATATGCAATATTTTTATATTAAAAATGTATCTTTGTAAAGATAGTTCATATGAATTATTAAATGCAACAAAGGGGGATTTTATCAAGTGTGATAATTCCCCCTTTACTTTATACTGCAAACGAGTTAAAGAATTTAACCCCTTCCTGCTTTGACTCTTCCAGGACATGAGCATATATCAGCGTTTCCCGGTAATCGGAATGTCCCATGATTTCCTTTAATGTTGCCAGATCTTTTGTTTTTTGCAAAAATAGGGTAGCAAAAGTATGCCGGCCTGCTTTGCTGGATAATGGTTTGTTTATACCAACTTTTCTGGCGATACGCTTAAGGTATTCGTTTATCTTCTGGTCTGATATCACTGTTGTAAACAACAATCCGTTTTTTCTCTTGCCTGAAGCTTTCTTGATTATTTTCTTCAACGGATCTGACAAAGGTATTACAATAGGATCAGGTTTACTGTTCCGTAGCTTTATTCGGTAATAAGTAAATGAACTTTTCCCAATACCTTCTATTCTTATGTTCTTTGCGTCCCCAATATGAAGACTGCTAAAGCACATAAACAAAAATATTTGTAAGACAGACTGGTAATTTTCTGTAAGAGAATTAGACTTGTATAAGTCAACAAGTGTTGTTAGTTCTTCTTCCGTGAGATAAGTAAAATCACTTTTAGATCGTGTTTTTACCTTTATGTTTTCAAAAGGATTTTTAGTCATGTATCCTTCTTTGATAGCGGCACGACAGTATTTTTTTATGCAACTCATATTCTTATTTATGGTACTGTCTTTGTTTTTGAGCTTTTTCTTAAGATACACTTTGTATTTTAAGATAAAATCTTCGTCCAGGCATTCCAGTCTTAAATCAGGATCATAAACTCTCATCTTATTGATTGCATCCAGATGCACATCAATCGTAGAACTCTCCAGTTCCCCGCGATGGCGGTGCATATAATCCTTGACATAATCATAGAAGGTCCTGAAATCATCCGGACGATTGTATTCTTTCATAAAGGTTTCCTTGGTAAGAGTCTTTTTCAGCAGACGATATCTTACCATGATGTCGTTAACTCGTGCTCTGATCTTTTCGATACACAGATTATAATCCTTGTGATTCTTTTCTCGTGTGAGAACTTTTCCGGTCACATTATCGAAGTTTTCTACCAGGATTGAAAGATTTGTAGGAATCGCAATTTTTTTTCTTTCTACGTAGAAAGAAACATAAACAGGGGCACACCCGTCCTTGTTTACATAGCTTGTCGCTTGATAAGTTTTAATAACAGCCAT